GTCGTGCAGCGCCGCCGAGATGTGGGGGAAGCTGGCCATCTCCTTCTTGAAAGCCTGTGTCAGGTCGATGCGGGCCCCATCAAGCAAGTCATAGATACAGTCCCGCGGCATGATCAGCCTGCGTGAACGTATCTCTGGAACCAGCCAGCGGATGCGCTCCTCCTTGGCCTTGGTGGCTTTGAGGGGAATGATCGGTAGACGGTACTGAATACGGGAGCCTTCGCGCTCAAAGTAGTCAATTTCCAAACCGCCGGCAGAGTCCTCGTATCCAATGCCTTTAAAACGGTACTTCTCGTGAAGCCGAACCATAGCTGACCACTTCTCGTCTAGGGCGAACTTATCGCGTACCCATTCCCCGACGTAGTAATTCCGGTCCTTGCCCACTCCCACAGCTGCCATCACCGTGTAGTCCCCGAACTCCTTCTTCTTGGAGCCGCTAGGGTCCACTAATAGATACCAGTTGATATCCTGGAGCCGGTCGGCGTCCCAGTACTGGAGCGCGGTCATGTCGAACTCTGTGGTGCCGGCCTGCTCGATGGTCTTACCCTCCCACACGTGCAGGTACTCTGCCGGGTCTCGGTCCTTGGCCTCTTCCCTCTGATCCTTGAGGTACTGCGGGGCCCAGGGGTTGTCGTCCATGTTCACCTCGATCACCACCGCGTTCTTGGGTGGGTGCAGAATCCAGCGGATGTAGCTGGCGTCCGCTTCGCTGTACGGGTTCATCACGACGAACACCTGGGGGTCCAGACACCCGCGGCCAATGGTCGGCAGGGCGATGCGCCAGGACTTCTCGCTGACGTTCTCGGCCTCTTCCACCCAGAGGTCGGTGATGTTCTCGGCGCCCTTGATCTTGTTGGGGTCGGTCTTGATGCCGATGTAGGTGAACCTGGTGCCATTCAGCCCGCGGATCTCGGTGGCCAGCACCTCGTAGAACCAGCCTAGCCCCATGCGGTCGATGTCGTCGGTCAGCAACTGGTGTACGCTCTCGTCCAGGCTCTTCTGCACCTCGCGGGCGCAGATGATACGCCGGGGCCGCTCGAAGCCCTTCCAGAGAAGCCGTCGGGCCACCACCCAGGACTTGCCAGCACCTCGGCCACCGTGGACCACAACGAAGGGCGCGTCGGTAGTCATCACCGGCTCAAGCTTCTCGGGCACCTCGGACTCCAACAGCCCTTCCTCGGTGACGTTACTCACCGCGGGGCTCCGGTCGAACTATCACCAGCTTCATGCCCGTGATCTCGCGGTCCTTCTCGCCCTTCGGCTGCTGGGCCTGGTCCTTGTCGGTCAACGTCATCCCGGTACGCAGGGTGCGGATCAGTTCCAGCCGGCCACGCAGCCGCAGGCTCGGGTCAAGCTCGGGGCTCTCGAGCTCCTCGGCTGTCTTGCGGATCTGATCGTGCATCACCGAGATCCTGGTGCGCTCTGTGGTCATGTATATCTCGATCAGCGGGACAGAGTCCTCTCTTTCGACCACGATGGGGGCCAGTGGCCGGCGGGGCTTCTGGGCAAGCATCACCCGCATCTTGCGGTCGTCGGAGTTCTTGTTCCTTGCGAGGAAGTCGCTCACCGTGGACCTGGGAATCCCCAGAGTAGTGGCGATGTTCGCATAAGACACCCCGGCCTCTCTCATTCGGAGAGCGTCGGGGTGCCATGGTTTGTCCTCAATCGGTCGGGCCATTAACCCATTATCCGTACAGTTTGCCGTACACTACTGTGCGGTCTTGTTCTTAGATCCCTTGGGCCGGCCACCCTTGGCACCATTGGCCTTAGCTGCTGCAGCCTTGGCCTCGGTGGTCTTGCTGCCGTTGTACGCTGCCCAGAGCTTCTTGAGCTCCTCGGGCGTCAGTTCGCCCCCGCAGTGGGGGCAGATGATGGCCATCAGACGTTCTCCCCGTGCCTGCGGTCAAAGTCGGAGACCTTGGTCCAGGTCTTCATGCGGCACGCAACAGGCGGCCAGTGGTCGCCGACCTGCTCGCTGATGGTAATCCAGTCGAAGGGAGTTGCCAAGGCCGCAGCCTCGCGCTTGGCCGCTGCCAGGGTCTTGGCCTTCAGGATGGTCTTGGTCATGCGGATCGTGGCTCGGTACAGCATCCCTCTCTCCTTGCCTGTTGTCCGGCAGGCTCCTGTGGTTGATTTAGAACGGGCAGGTGGCGTCAACGTCGTCGAAGTTGGTCACCGTCGGGTTGGCCTTCTTCCACGCCTTGAACTCGGCCTTGCTGGCGAACCCGGCATTCAGCGCATCTTCCAGTTCCATGCCCGCGACTTCCTTTGCCCACTCGGCCTTGGCGTCCAGCTCGTTCTCGTTGAAATCGTAGAAAAACTCGTTGTCGTTCATGTCTTTGCTCCTTGTCCTTCGTGGACAATCTCAAGTTATACCCATCATGTTGGCTTGTCAATGGGAAAAGTGAAAAATAGTTCGGGCATGAAAAAGCCCCCTTGCCGGGGGCCTGGTCACTCTATCCGTCTCGCCGTGCCCTTCTCGGTAGGTCGACCGTCCTCGATGCTGGTTCTGACCCATCTCCCATGGTCGGCCATAGCCTTCCGCAGGCTGGCATAAATCTCATGTGAGCCCCTAGCCCCAGTTCGGCGCACCAAGGGCTTGGTTACTTCTACAAGGTAGGGCTCGGTTGTCTTGGGGCTCTCCTTACGGTTACTGCGTGGTGAGGCCTCTAGCTCTACAGCGAGAGGTCTGTAGACATTGATCACCAGCCAGCTGCGTGCCTCGAAGAGCTCTGGGCGGTGCACTATGTCCTCCATGAGGTCAATCATCCAGATCCTCTTCCCACTAGAAAGACAATCTGGATGCCGAGGTTGGCGGCAGCGCACAGAAGTATGCCGAGGTTTATCGCCCGGTCCAGTTTCACTTGTCGTGCTTCCTGATTAGTTTGCATACTGGGCAATCTTCTCGATGATTGGTCGATCCAAAGCTCATTGACACGGCCTCGGTGTGGGCGATCTTTAGTGCCTCCACCAGCAAGCGCACAGTCTCTTTTTCGATGGCTTCGTGGTCACTCATGCCCCACCTCGGCCCTTGGTCAGGAGGGCGTGGATGGCTTGGGCAATATCGTAAGCTGACCACATCTCCTCGCCGTCAACGATGTCACCGACTACCTTGTGGATAGCATCCCTGCTCACCACCTCGGGCTGGCGGGCGTTCCATGCTTCCAGAATCTCAGACTTGGGAATAAACACCCTCATCGGATTCCCGCAGTAGGTTCCGGTGCATGAGACATCGACAACCAGTGCCTGAGTCTCTTCGTCAAATGCAATTCTATCAGCTTCCATGTTTCCCTCCTTTGATGCGGTCGATGTACCTCCGGGTCGTATCGGGCTGGTGCAGAGTCTCTTGGCTTGCGTCCATCAGCACCTCTGGACGAACCATTGTCGTTCCGTCAGGGTGCAGGGTTGGAATCCATTGGGTCTTGGGCTGGGCGGCGGGGGTCAGGGAGTTCATGTAGCCCTCGATGTCGATTGACCGGAATGGGCCGATGAAATGCCTCAGTGCATCAATCATCTGCTCCCGACTGTACCCGACAGCCGAGGCGAGGTCGGCCCTGATGAACTCCGTTGCTCCAAGGAACTTGTAGTAGGAAAGGGAATACTTGGGGACACCGTTGCCGATTGAAAACCAAATCCGTTCTGGCAGGTTAGTCATATCTTGGCTCCTTAGCGATGCGCCGGCACAGCACCTTGATGTGCATAGGGACCATGTCTGTAGCCCTTCCGGCTCCGCACTTGTATGCCTCGAGTGCTCTGGTCCAGCTACCCAGACGGCGGTGCAGGTCCGCGAGATAACGCAGTGCAATTCGCGAGCTAGCCTCGGCGTTGAACTCGTCAAACTGCCAGTTTCCGTTGTAGGTTTCGCGAAAGTACTGGTGGTACTTTGGGTTCAGCTGCCAAGGCCCAAGGTCGCCTGTAGAGCTCACGGCTCGAAGGTGACCGCCCGACTCTGAGAGCATAAGCCCCACAGCAACACCAATTGGCACCCCGGTTTGGCTTGCGTAGAAGATCAAGCTTGCTAGAAGTAGGCTCATGGCTATCTCCTCCCCTTCTTGGCAGCAAGAGCAGTCTTGAGAATGGTGATAGCTGCGGCGAACAGTTCCGCATACTCGGACTCGGTGTGGGCGTCTTTGATTTCGAACATCACCTGGTTGTCGTTCGTTTGAAGGACAATCGACAGGTTGAGACTCGGATACTCGGTCTTGATCTTCATTGCAGCACCTCCCGTTCGCTCTTGGTCATCTCGTCCAGCCGCACCTGCAGCTGTGCATCGTGGTACATGGTCATTCCCAACTGGATTGCGGTGGAGAGCACCAGGCCGGCCAGGGCACCCAGCAGGGCCGCGGCGATCACCTGGCGCGTCATGACAGGGCCTCAATTTTGCAGCCATCCCTGAAGGTGTACGCTTTTTGAGCTCGCATGAGTTCTTTCAGATAGTCATACGACCTACCTGTCTTGGCCGCGCACTTCCGCATCGAAGTAAACTCCAGGGTGCCGCCATCAGCCCACGTCCATCGAAGCTGGGTCGGAATTGTCCTGCCTGCTGGAAGCTTTCGAGCCCGGTTCATTTTTGCCCAGGCCCTTGCTG